AAAATTAAAAATTAAAAATTAAAAATTAAAAATTAAAAATTAAAAATTAAAAATTAAAAATTAAAAATTAAAAATTAAAAATTAAAAATTAAAAATTAAAAATTAAAAATTAAAAATAAAGTAATTATAAAGAAAAAATGTAATATTTTAGTTAATCCATTATATCCATTATAAATAAAGTATTTGCATAATTATTACTATCATTTTCATCAATTAATGTAAATGTTCTATTTCCATTTTTATTAAATGTTAATATTTTTTTACTTTCATAATGACGTAATTGACATTGATTTTTTTTATTCCCTGTAAATATAATACTAAAAATTTGTGTGTCTAATAATTCATCACATTCATTTTTTTTAATTTTATTATTTACAAAATCTAAACATTTTTCATTATCTTTTACTAAATAAGCATTACCAATAGCATTAGGAATTAAATTACAAGTAATTATTTTACTAGTATTAGAATGTGTTAATTTACCATTATTTTTTAAATTAATATAAGACATTATACTATATTTTGAATCTTTTTGTGGCGAAGGAATATAACCTTTACCAACACGATTGGCACCATTACTATCATTAGGATTACCGTTTTCACGTCCTATTACAAAATTTGTATCATATTTTTTAGAATTTAATTTATAAAAATTATTATTATGATCACTATTAGGAATATAGTTTGTATTTGAACCATCTACAGTTCTAAATACATTATAAGCGTTTGAATCAGTCGATGCTACTTTTATATCTTTATTATTTAAATTATATCCTAATAATGAAATATGTGAAGCCATTCTTATACCTTGTGAAGTCCATAAAATAGTTTGCGGTGATGGAATTTTTTCGGTTAGCTCTTTTGGAACACAACGAATAGGTGCATTTTCATTAGTTAAAGGTTTATTCTCACTTACAGTTATAATATCTCCAAGAGCAATATATCCTTCGGGTGCAATAGGTTTCCATACCCAAAAATTATTACCTCTTTCTCCTTTATTATTCCATTTTAATATATAATTTACTGGCGGTTTAACATCTCCTGATACAATTATTGTTTCTCTATTAGGACCAGTTATAATATTATTATGTATAACATATTCTCCTATTTTTCTTGGTCTACCAACATTATCACCTAATGTATCTGGACCAATTATAATATCTCCAATTGGATAAAATACATTATTTTTATAAGTAAATTGTTTTGCTCTCCAAAAACTAATATCTTGTAATGCTTCTGTACCTTTACTATCACCTATTTTATCATAGTAATCTGTTTTAGATACACGTATATTATATGTATTTTTAATATCACTAATATTTACTCCATCTGTACTATAATAACATTTATCAACTAATTGTGGTCTATATTGCTTACCCATACCCCAATAAAACACATCATATTTTTTTAATTCATCAAAAGGATTATCTTTTAACCAATCAAACTCAGTTTCGGCACCAATAGTTTGAAAATAACTAAGACCACCTGAATCATAAAGTAAATCAAACCATTTTTTCCATATTGTTTTTAAATAATTAATTAAATTTAAACTTCCATTATAAGGTGCTAATTGTTTAAATTCATCAGAAGCACACATTTGACGTATTTTGCTTTTTATATAAACATTATTCATTTTAATAACATCACCATAATTACGTTCTTTTAATTCATCAATTATTAATTCATTTAAAGCATTTTCACAAATATTATCACGACATTTTGGATCACATAAACCAGCATCACCTTTATCACCCCTTTCACCAATTTCTCCTTGTTCTCCAATAGTACCTTTTTTATCTTTCATATTTTGATAATAATTCCACACTAAAATTATATTAATAAATGTAACAATTGTTATTATATACAATATCCAAAATAACATAGATACAGTAAATTCATCGATATTTTTACTTATTTCTAAACCAACACCAATTGCAATGATAATACCAATAATAGCAATAAATATCACATATATTAATTCCATTTTAAATTTATTTTAAATATATATTTATTTAGATTTTAAATTTAGTTTTTAATTTATACTTATACTTTATTTTTCATATTTGTTAAACTAAAATAAAAAATAAAATTGCAAAAATATAAACAAAATTAAAAGTTTGTTGGATCCATACAAGAATTAGAATCTTGAATACAAACATTTACTTTATCAAAAAAATCTGTTTCTGACATTTTAGTGCTATAAGCAATTTTTTCTAACATATTTATTTGTGCATTTATAGGCATTGCATTTTCTAAAGTATCTTGATTATCATTACAATTCTCTAAAGATGGTGTATCTAAGCAAGTAGTAGAAATATCATACATTTCATTTGCTACAGTTAAAATTTTTGTTCGTGGATCATCAATGCCACACGATTCAGTAAAAGAACACTTACCAGGTAATCCTTTGACACCAATAGGACCTTTTTTGCCCATTTCACCTGGTATTCCAGGATCATTTCTTAATTTAATATAATATACAATAGAAAGATAAATATTTAATATGGATAAACCTAATAAACAAATAACCATAAAATAAGCAATTTTATATTTTACTTCTGGTATCATAAAACCAATTGATATTAAAATCAACGCAATTATTAATAATATTAAAAAAGTGCTTAACTCCATAATTAATAATTAAACAAAATACTTATAATATTATAAATTTATTATTATATTATTATATAATTATATAAAAAATAGATATATAATTAATTATAAATATATTAAAAACTAAATAAAAATATATTTTACATAAATAATTTATTTTGAAGCCCACAGTAATCATTTTTACATAATGCTAATTTACAATGCCTACACGCATTATTAGATGATGATAAATCAATAGTTTCATTACTTTCATTATCTATAATTTTATCTAAATTACCATTAATTGTATTTTGAAATAATATAGGTTCATGACGTTCATATTTATCTATAATCATAGGCATACTAAAATCTTCACGAATTAATAAATTAGCATTATCCTCAGTAACACCTTCTTTAAGAATGTTAAAATCATTTTGTACATTAAAAAATAAAGATGGATTTTGAAAACAGGAATTTTTATTAGAACCTTCATTTAAACAATCTTTAGCGTCAATATGGTTTTCAGTTAGTTGAGGATAATATGCTTTTAAATAAGGCAATAATTTTTTATCATTGGTGCTTAGTTTAGTTTTATCGTGATTTATTAATTTATCAGCGTGAGTTTTATAATCATTATAATTAATTGGTTTTTTAGGATTTGATGTAGCATAATGAATATAATTTAAACGATTTAATAATTCTTTAGGTTTTAATCCATCAAAAGGTGGTTTGTTCATTTCAAATTCATTTGTATTTATTTCACTATACTTTGTTGTTTCTGTATCTATTGCTTCTGTAGCATTTATTTTTGTTGTTATTGGAACAGTAGTTGTTTTGTATTGGTTATTATTATTTATACTATTAGAAATAGTATTAGAAATATTATTAATAATTGGTTTTGAATTAGGTTTAGGTAATTGATGTTTATATGATTGATGTTTATTACTATTAAAATAATCATTGTATAATTCCATTGGAATATATAGTAAAATGACTATTATTGCTATTTTTATGTAAGATTTCATACCTAAAAATAAACATAGTGATACACCAATAATAGTTGCTATAATTAGAAAAAAGAAAGAGAGTAATATATCCATTTTATTTTTATTATATATTATAATTTATTTCTATTATTATATATTATAATTTATTTCTATTATTATATATTATAATTTATTTCTATTATTATATGTTATATTAATATTATTATTATTTAATTATATTATTATTATTATTTATAATATAGCAATATTTATAATAAAAAATTTGAAAATATAAAATTAACAATCTAAATCTATTTTTTTTAGTTTTGACAATGCTCCTTGAATATCACCTAAAGATGGAACTTTTATTCCATTATTATTAATTTTATTTAAAATTTTATCTTTCATTTTTTGTTTTTCATTTTCATTTTCATTTATATCAACTTTTTTTAATTTAAATCCACCTTTATTTATATTATTTAATAAATCTAATTTAATAAATGGTTTTGGCAATAAGTTTATAGATGTAGTAGTATTATTAATGATATTAGATACAGAACTAGTATTATTAGTATTATTAATATTATTATCTCTAGATACATCATTATTTTTAACATAGGATCCTAAATGAGGATTACTAATATAATGTAATACAGTTGTATAAGGAGCATTTTCCGGATAATCTAGAATACGTTTATCTAATCCTGCTAATTCTATTTTTTGTTTAATAGCATCTTTTGGAATACCCACTTTTAACATTTTAAAAAACATAGTATATTCAGGTATTTGTCCTATTTCAATACTCATTTTTTCATTATCTTTAAATTTTGTTGTTATTTCATATTTTTTAATACTTTTAGTATCCATACCTAAACAGTCAATTGGGTCTAAAATATGAGAATTCATTACTCTAGAAGCATACATAAATAAATTAATACCCCATTTATTATTTTTAACCCAAATGTTTTTAACCCAGATAATAGAAATTCCATAAGTTGGAACAGGTATTTCCCAGTTAAATAAAATTTTACTTTTTTTTAAATCATCATTTAAAATACATTTACTTATATTTGTATTTATTGGAACTAAAAGTTTTGTTGTTGAATTTTTATAATTTGCATTTTTTTGTTTAATAATACTTATCATATTCTCTTTTTTTATATTTAATGATGTTCTTTTTTTAATAAGTTTGTAAATATAATTTTCTAAATCAATAATCCATTGTTTAAAATAACTTACGTCTTTATCATTATCTTCATTATTAAATGAAAGTTCTAAAAATGGTTTATCATTAAAATAAATTATACTATTTGGTAAATACATTAATGGTGTTTGAATAATAAGTTTTATTTTTTCATCTACTACATTTTGACTTTGTGATTTATTTTCATTTATTTGTAGTTTATTATTTTTATTATTATTTATGTTATCATTTGTATTAGTATTTGTTTCATTCAAATAATATATATTTATAAGATTGTAATTATCACTTACTGAATATTTAAATGTTTTACCTAATTTAATTTTATTTTTATCTATTTCATTAAAATTATTAATTTCATAAGACATTATTAGTGTAAATAAATTTCAATTATAAATTATTATAATAAACAGTATTTATTAATTACATAATTTATAAATAAATTATAATTAATGTAAAACAATTTATTTTTAAATATTAAAATTAAAAATATAATTAATAAATAAATAATGTAAATAAATAATGTAAATAAATTATTATAAGTTAATTATTATAAAAAATCTGTAATAGTATCAATTTTTGTCTTAGTTAACTGAAGAATTCTATTAATTTCATCATTAAGAGGACTAGTTCTATTAATGATAGTGTTAATTTCTCCTTGAATATAATTAATTATATTAATATTAAGTCTGTTATCATATAAATCTACAAGTGTAATTGTATAAGAAGAATTGTTATTAGATATTGTAGTATTGTTTTTTATTTGATTAAATTGATTTAAATTAATTTTAACACTTATTTTATTAGTAAAATCACTTTTATCAAAAATACGTGTATTGTCTGGTTGTTTTATAGAAAAACTAACATTATCATTTAATAATAAATTACAGTCTTTTCTATGTAAATCTTCTACATTATTATTATTTTGACTACAATTAATTAAAATTCCCTTAATTAATATATTTAATTTATTTTGTGTATTTTTATTATATACTATATTTATAATAATTTCATAATTTCCTGTATCTATATCATTTATAATATAACCATATATAGTCCCTTTATCATTTAATTCATTTAATGAATTAAAAATATTTATATTTTCACAACTATTATTATAATAAATACAATTATTTTTTTTATTACAATTATCAATATTATCAATATCTTTACAAATGTGTTGCGATTGTGTATTAAAATTTGCCATTATTAATAAATTTAATTAATAAAATAGTGTTTTTAGATTAGTAAAATACTTTAACTATTAATATAAATAATTATTTTTTTTATAAGAAAAAATATTAATAATAAAAAGTAAAAAATAAATAATAAAAATATAAATCTACTTATAAATATATTTATATAAAAAATAAAATAAATTTATATTATTATATTAAACTTAATTCATATTTATAAATAAAACTATTTATAAATGAAAATATTTATTATAATTATAAGAATCTTCTTTAATATTTAGATTAGAATTTAGATTATGATTTAGATTATGATTTAGATTATGATTTAGATTATGATTTAGATTATGATTTAAATTATTTAAATTATTATTTGAAGATAAATAGTTTTTATTTATTTGTGTTTTTGGTGAATATAAGTAATTAGTTTTATCATTATTAGTAATTGAAATTGAAATATAATTAATCATAATAAATATAATTAATAATACCAAAATTATACCTAGAATAAAATCCATTTTATTTTGTATTATATTGATAGTTAATGTTTAGATAATTAATGATTATATAATATTAGTATTAATATTAGTATTAATATTAAAATATATATTATTTATTATTTAGATAATAAAATAAAATTATTATATTTAGAAAAATAAATTATTATAAACAAATATAAAAAATAAACTTATTTTATAAAGGTAATTGTAATGGTGCTTTACCTTTTAATTTATTTCTAAATTGTTGATATTTTACTATATTTTCATCTAAAGAAAGTGCTAGTTTATTATAAAAACCAGTATATAAATCTTTTTTTAATACATCAGGTGATTTTAATCCTTTTTCAACTAAATATTCATCTTGAGAACGCATATATGTTTGATAAGCAAGTAAATAATCAGGTATATCTTCATATTTTTTTTCACTAAATATTTTTTTAACTTCAGCCCATTTAATAAAAGGTGGAAACATTTGAATATATTTAGGTATAATACGCCATGTTAAATAACCTTTAAAAGCATCAGTATCACCTCTCATCATACTAAGAAGTGTGTTAGGATCTCTTAAAAATTGACCTTCATCAGTCCATTGAGCATTATAAAAAAAATCTTGCATTTCATTTAATAATTGTGCCATATCATTACCAGTAATAGGCTGATCTCCTTTATCTTCAATATTTTTAAAATAAAATCCACCTTTATTTATTTTAGTTTTACTTTTATTTTGTGTATCATTTTTATTTTGTGTATCATTTTTTGTTTGTTCATTTCCATATATAATTTTAGATTGTTTATAAATAGTATTAAATAATACTGTTAATTCTTTATCTGTTGTATTTTTATTAATTAATTTATCATTTTTTCTAATTTCTTTTAATAATTTAATAATCTGTATTTTTATTTTAGATTTTGATTGTTTTTTATTAAGTAATACTATAATATTATTTGTAATAATATTAATTAATATAAATAACTCTGCTTTATTTATTTTATGTTTAATATTATTTATATTTGTTTTAGTATGTCTAGATTTAATATGTTTAGTTTTATTATGTTTAGTTTTATTATTTACATATATACTATTTCTTTTTTTTGTAATCATAGTATTATTTAATTACTTTATTTTTATTATTTAATTAGAAATTATATTTATTTAATTAGAAATTATATTTAATTAGAAATGATATAATAATTTATATTATGTTTTTTATTAATATAAAAATTGATTTATTATATTAATTAATAATCTAATTATTTAAAACAAGAGTTTTCATAAATACATTTTTATATTATTATTTTATTAATTTAAAATGAGTTCTATTAAAAAGGAAAGTAAAAAAGAAAGTAAAAAAGAAAGTAAAAAGGAAAGTAAAAAGGAAAAAAAATATAAAGTAAGTGAATCTAATTTAAGCGATAATGAACCAAATGAACTTGATGATGTTGCTAAAAAATATCAAAAAAAAAGTCAATTGGAACATATTAAAGATTTACCTGATACTTATATTGGAAGCACAGTAAAAGAATTTAATTCTAGTTGGAATTTATTAAGTAATGATAAATTACACATTACGAATAGAGAATTTGAGTATGTGCCTGGACTTCGCAGTATTATTGAAGAAATTTTAGTTAATGCCTTTGATAATATGAACCGTGTTAATCAAAAAAATGCTGTTGAAAATAAACGTCTTAAAAAAGTATCTTATATTAAAGTAAATGTTAATCGCGAAAAAGGTGAAATTTCTATCGAAAATGATGGTGAAGGTATTGATGTTGTTTTACATCCTACTGAAAAAATATATGTTCCAGAAATGATTTTTGGAAATTTACTTACATCTGGTAATTATAATAAAGAAGAAGAAAAAATTACTGGAGGTAAAAATGGCTTTGGTGCCAAACTTACAAATATATTTTCTACTTATTTTGAAGTTGAAACTATTGACCGTAATCGTAAATTAAAATATAAACAAGTCTATCGTGATAATATGAGTGTTAAAGAAGAACCCATTATTGAAAAATATAAAGAAAGTCCTTATACACGTATTACATTTATACCTGATTATGCTAAATTTAATTTAACTGGTATGTCAGAAGATTTAGAATTACTTATAAAAAAACGAGCAGTTGATATGTTTGCTTGTTCTCGAGGACAACTTGATATTTATTTTAATAATGAAAAAATAGAACTTGAAACATTTACTGATTATATGAAACTTTATACTGAGTCTGATATGACTACAATTTCGTGTAAGCCTAATGACCGTTGGGAAATTGGTGCTTGTATGAGCCCTAATTTTCAATTTCAACAAGTTAGTTTTACAAATGGTATTGGAACTCAACGAGGTGGCAAACACGTTGATTATATTGTTAAACAAATTACTAAAAAAATGGCTGAATTTATTAATAAAAAAAAGAAAGCAGATGTCAAAGAAAGTTTTATTAAAGACAATTTAATGGTTTTTATTAATGCTACTATTGTCAATCCTGCTTTTGATAGTCAAACGAAAGATACATTAACCACTCTACCTAAAAATTTTGGAAGTGAATGTATTGTTCCACAAGCCTTTGTAGAAAAACTTGCTGAAAGTGGTATTATGGAAAGAGCACTTGCTCTCAATGAGTTTCGTGATACACAAACACTTAAAAAAACAGACGGAGTTAAAAAACAACGTGTATTAAATATTCCTAAATTAATTGATGCTCATTACGCAGGAACTAAAAAAGCCGACCAATGCACACTCATTCTTACAGAAGGAGATTCAGCCAAAGCAATGGCTGTTGCGGGTATTAGTGTTATTCCTAATGGACACGATTTATATGGTGTTTATCCATTAAGAGGTAAATTATTAAATGTAAATGATAAAGAAGACCTTATTATTGCTAAAAACAAAGAAATTTGTGATATTAAAAATATATTAGCATTGAAAGAAGGTAAAGATTATAAAGACGTAAGTGAATTACGTTATGGACGCATTATGTTAATGACCGATTCAGATGTGGATGGTTCTCATATTAAAGGTCTAGTCATTAACTTTTTAAGTAAATGGAATAGTCTTATGAGATTAGACGGATTTGTAACTAGTCTTCTTACACCTATTGTAAAAGTATGGAAAAAAGGAGCCAAAAATGGTAAATTAAATGCTAAATCATTTTTCACATTGAGTGCCTATAATGATTGGATTAGTGCTCACAATGGCGGTAAAGGTTATGAAATTAAATATTATAAAGGGTTGGGGTCAAGCACGCCACAAGAAGGTAAAGAATATTTTAAAGAATTTAAAATTGTTATTTATCATTGGGACGACGAAGCATCAACTACTGTGAATATGGCATTTGCTAAAGATATGGCTAATAGTCGTAAAACTTGGTTAAGTGATTATGATGAAAATGCTATTTTAGATATTAATCAATCATCTGTTTCTATTAGTGATTTTATTAATAAAGACCTAATTCATTTTAGTAATTATGATAATCATCGTAGTATTCCTAGTATTTTTGATGGATTAAAACCTAGTTTACGCAAAATTATGTATTGTGCTTTTAAACGTAATCTAAAAAGTGAAATTAAAGTAGCCCAACTCGCAGGATATGTGAGCGAACACGGTGCTTATCATCACGGTGAAATGAGTTTAAACGGAGCCATTATTAATTTAGCACAAAATTATGTTGGAACAAATAATATTAATTTATTAATGCCAGAAGGACAATTTGGCTCACGTTTAGAAGGTGGTAAAGATAGTGCCGCTCCTAGGTATATCTTTACATACCTTTCTAAAATTACAAATGTTCTCTTTAATAAAGAAGATATACCTTTGTTGAAACGTAATACGGATGATGGTGAATTAATTGAACCCGTCTTTTATATGCCGATTATTCCTACTATTTTGGTAAATGGAACACTCGGAATTGGAACTGGATGGTCTACAAATATTCCTCAATTTAATCCTTTAGATATTATAAATAATATTAAATGTTTAATGAAAGGTGAGCCAGTTATTCCAATGAACCCTTGGTATAGAGGATTTCGTGGTAATATTATTCGTTTAGGAGATAATAAATGGTTAAGTAAAGGTGTTTATAATATTGTTAATAATAATACTTTAGAAATTACAGAATTACCTATTGGTTATTGGACTTCCGATTTTAAAGAATTATTGGATATGTATGAAAAAGGATACAAAGTTGATTTACCTACACCTACTGCTAAAAAAGGTAGTAAATCATCTAACATTAAATTGCCTAAATGGGCTGATTATACTGAAGAAGATGGTAAATTAATTAAATCTTATAAAAATGAAAGTTCGGAAGCCAATATTAAATTTACATTAACATTTAATCCTAAAATTATGAATAAACTATTAAATGGAACTGATAAAATGGGTTTAACAGAATTAGAAAAATTATTTCATCTTAGTGGGAGTATTAGTTGTTGTAATACAATGAATTTATATGATGAAACTAATAAATTGAAAAATTTTCAAAGCCCAGAGGCTATTCTAGATTATTATTATACACATCGATTAACTTATTATGAATTGCGAAGACAAAATATTATTAAAAATCTAGAACAAGATTTATTTCTATTATCTACTAGAGCGCGATTTATTCTTGATGTCATTAATGATGTTGTTAAAATTCGTAATATTCCTAAAGCCGAAGTCATCAAACAATTAGAAAATTTAAAATACCCTAAAATGGTTAATAGTATTCTTACACATTTAGATACAATGACAGAAAAGCAAAGGAATGATAGTAGTTATGGTTCTTATGATTTCTTAATTGGTATGCCTATTTACAATCTTACAAAAGAAAAAGTAGATGAATTATTAAAAGAAAAAGAAAATATTGAAACAGAATTATCTATTATGAAAAGTAAAACAGATAAACTATTATGGGAAGAAGACTTAAAATTATTTGAGGGCGAATATAAAAAACATATGATTGATTATTGCGATTATATGGCAATTGATCCAAAAGTAATGGAAGCATATAATACTTATAAATCTGGTAGTAAAAAACTTTTAATGAAAAAAAAATAAAGTTATTAGTTGTAAGATAATAAAATAATAAAATTATAAAATAATAAATCAATTTAATATTAAGATGAAATAATATGTTCTATATCTAATTCATCATTATTAGATAATTCTTTTAATTTTTTTATGTTATTTTCGTGTTTAAGAATATGTTTAATATTTCGTCCTCTATCTTTTTTCATATTATTATAAGCATTTAACTTACCTAATGTATTTTCATTTTTTACTAAAGTTTCTTCTAGTTTTTCTCTTTCATTAAGTTTTTTTACAAATTTTGTATTAGGATAATGTGATAATTGTAATTGATTTGCTAGTTCTCCATATTCAACTTTACCATATTTTTGATTTATCTCACTATTTTCAATAGAATTATCATTTAATTCTTTATTAATAATATGTCTTTTTTCTTTTTGTTTAGAAACTTGTGTAGTAAATATATCTTTTACTATAGGTTCATCATTTATTTGTTTAACATAATTTGAAATTTGTTTTCTATTTTTATCATTATTATTATCTGTTTCATATGAAATTACATTTTCAATTCCCCAATTTATTTCATTTTTAGTTTCAGTATCTAATATACATTCACCTAATTCTTTTCGTAAATTAGATAAACTATTATTAAATATTTCATTATAAACATCATTTTTAATAGTTGTTATATTATCCATAAGAGCAAGTTGTTCTTCAAAACATAAATCATTTTTACAATCTATCATAATACTATATAAAAGTGTTGTGCTATTATTAAATATTTCTTTACGAAACTCACGTAGTTGAAATACATCTATTGATGGCTCATTACCATTGTTATTTGTATTATCATTAGTATTATCATTAGTATTATTTATATTATCATTATTATTATTATTATTTGAATTATATTTTAAATAAGATATAGTAGAATGTTTTTTATTAACTTTATAAAAATTTTTATTTTCATTACGATTATAAACTATCTTTAATATTTTAATACAGGCTTTATGTCCAGAACGTAATATTTCTAATTTTTCTTTATTTGATAAAAAATCAGTATTTTCTTGACCGAATGGATTAATATGTTGAATAATTATATTATTAGTAATATTTATTTGTCTATTATCTATAGTTCCATTATTAGTATTATCATTATTATTTATTGTATTATTTGTTATAATATTAATACTATAACATTTTTTATTATTTATATGTCTTTTTAAACTTGATTTATGTTTAAATAATTTATTACATTGCTCACATTGTATTTTATTAGTATTACTTGTATTACTTATTTTATTATTATCATTATCATTATTATTATTATTATTATATTTACATCCATATACACCTTCTCTATGTTTTTTTAATTTACTTGGATATTTATAATCTTTTAAACATAATTTACATATAGATGACATTTATTATTAATAATAATTTAGTATTAGTAATAATATATTACTAATAAAGAATATATTACTAATAAAGAATATAATTATTTTTATTTTTAAATTAAAAATATTATTTAAATTATAAGAAAATACACTAAAATAATAATAAAGTATTTTAATTTAATAATAATTTTATAATAATTATAAAATGTATTTTTATTTTTTTCTTTCAAAATTTAGAAAAAAAAGTACACACCCCTCCTTGAACATAGTTGCAAAGTTCAGTTTTTACCCGCCCATCGAGTAGCGATTTCACACCAGTCGAGTAGTCGAGTGGTGTTTTACTGCTCGAGCACTGTGTTTTTTTCTCTATTTTTCACATTTTTTAACATTTTTTAACATTTTTTAACATTTTTTAACATTTTTTAACATTTTATACTTTTATAAAATGTATTTTAATTTTCGTCTCTCAAAATTTAGAAAAAAAAGTGCACACCCCTCCTTGAACATAGTTGCAAAGTTCAATTTTTACCCGCCCATCGAGTAGCGATTTCACACCAGTCGAGCAGTCGAGTGGTGTTTTACTGCTCGAGCACTGTGTTTTTTTCTCTATTTTTCACATTTTTACACATTTTTACACATTTTTACACATTTTTTTAACATTTTTTACTTTTATAAAATGTATTTTTATTTTCGTCTCTCAAAATTTAGAAAAAAAAGTGCACACCCCTCCTTGAACATAGTTGCAAAGTTCAGTTTTTACCCGCCCATCGAGTAGTGATTTCACACCAGTCGAGTAGTGGAGTGGAGTTTTACTGCTCGATCACTGTGTTTTTTTCTCTATTTTTTACAGTTTTTGCACTTTTTTCACTTTTTCGCATTTTTATTATACTATTTTATATTTTACACTATATATTATATGTATACCTGCCCACGCGGGCGCGCCCGCACACGGAAACATTAAATTAAAAAAAATAATAAATACTTACATATACTAATATAATATATATACTTACATAATAATATATACTAAACATAATATATAATAAACTAAATAATAATAAATATAATAATATATAACATAACATAATAAAGTATAATAAAACATAATATAATAATAAATATTAATAGAAAATATGTAAAAAAAAGATATTAAAACACACTGCTAGAGTAGTAAAACTCCACTCGACTACTCGATGGGCGGAAAAACACTACTCGATGGGCGGGTAAAACTCAACCTGTTGATTCGGTTCAAGGAGGGGTGTGTAGTTTTTTTTCTTAAAATAAAAAGTTGAAAATAAAAATACATAAAAATAAAAAATAAAAAAATTATATAAAATAAAAAATGATAATATTCTTAAAGATAAAATAATAATATTCTTAAAGATAAAATAATAATATTCTTAAAGAAAAATAAAAAGTAAAAAATAAAAATTATTAAAAATCTAATCATTTCTTAAAAATCCTTTAAAAATATATTATCATTTTTTTCTAATGTTTTAATATTTACAATTAAATGAGATTGAGTATTTGTATTAATTAATTTACCACTAGTATCAGCAATGGCAACATTACTTAATATTTTCATATCAAAACTATTAAACCAACTTTCAACGCTAATAGTGCCTGTGCTTCTAGAAAGAGATGCTGGTATAGGTATAATTAATTGATTATAAAGAGTAGTTGCTGAATTACTTTTATCAATATCTAAAATATAATGTCCGCGCTCACGATTAATCCAATTATTAAATGTATATGATTCATCATAACTCATATTATGATATTCATAATTTTTAATTTTAATTAAATCATTTCTACGAAATTCAATAGCATTAAAATAGGTGCTAGTTTGTATAATTAAAGAATCATTTATAGTTGTATTAATATTACTATTATTAGAATTAAGAAATATAGAATATATATCTAGAACATCAGTTAAATTAGATATGCTAGAACCATTTGGAGTTGTAATAGATAAATCTAGAGCAGATATATATCCTTCTGGTGTAGGTGTGTAATCTTTTCTTTGAGTGCTAGTATTTTTAAATTCTAAATATGATATTTCAGATAAACTTGTTGGTAAAGGTATTAATGGTGTATATATTCCTATAGTATTATTTAATGTTTTATTTGTTCCATAAGAAGAGAAGTTAATACCTTTAATATCTAGAGTAATATATGGATTATCATTAAGTCTAGGAGCAATATTAGAATTATATGATTGATGACAAGCACGATTTGTTAATATTATTTTATCAATAGAAAAAGATACAATATTTTTATAATCATGTGATACAGTAGAATAATTATCTTTAGGAGAACCTCCTAATTTAACTAAATAATTATAAGGTGTTTCAGTAGTATTAGTAGTCCAATTTCTATCAATACTATTTATAATTACTGTATGATTTTTTATTTTAGTATCTGGTAATATGTAATTAGGAGCAAGTGTTTCACTTTGTTCTAATATATCATTATTATCATAAACAATATCATTACGAAATGTATTATTTTTATATAATTGTTGTTTAGTTTCAGTATTCATTTTTATTATGTTTTATAGTTATGTTTAATAGTTAGTTTATATAATAATTTACTAATTTATTCTGGATACTATATTTATTCTGGATATATATATTATTTTTATTTTATATAATTTAATAATAAACTATAAATTAGTTTTATGTTTAATAAATAAGTTTAATAAAATAAAAAAATAAAAATTTATATAGAATTTAAGATGTTGTATCAATAAAATAGATTACCATACTAAAAATAAACAATAAAAATCCAGTTGGTATTAAATTTTTTTCTAAATTAAAACCATTATTATTAATATCATTATTATTACTATTACTATCATTATCATTATTATCATTATTAAATTTTTTATTATAAGTATTATAAAATAAATTAAGTTTTTCATTAATAAATTCCATTATATAATTAACAAAATCACCACTTAATAATTTATCTATTATATTTATTTGTTCTTTATTTTTTTTACTATTTTTATTAGTTTTAGTATTATTATTGTTAATGGTATTATTAGTGTTATTGGTATTATTGGTATTATTAGTGTTATTGGTATTATTATTAGTATTATTATTAGTATTATTAGTATTATTAGTATTAGTATCATTATTATTTTCAAATCCTTCTAACATTTGTTTCTGGGTATTAGTATTTATTAAATAATTTCCTAAATTACTTTTATCTTTAAAAATATTATTCTCATTTAATGTTGTTTCATTTATTAATTTTTTATTTACTGATGGTATTGGATTTATTTTAATATTATTATTCATAGTATTATTTAAATCATCATAATTAGTATTATATTGTTCGATTAAATCTAATTTATTATTATTTATATTAGTATTACTAGTTGTATCTTTATCTTTACTAGTAAAATTAGTTAAAAGATTTACTATTCCAGATTCAACACCACCCATTATTTCAAGTGGATTAATAGTTAATTCTTCTTTTTTCTTATGATTTAAATAATCTGTGTATGCAGTTCCATACTTACTTGCTAATTTTGAGTAATCATCATTAAAATCACTTTTAACTAATTGATTAATTCTATCAAAATTTTTTTCATAAATTGGTAAAATAAATGATTTATCAAGAACTTTATTTATTTTATTATCAACATTATTTATTTTTGTTCCGTAAGATGATATTAATTTATCAATTTCAATATAATCTTCAAGTTTTTCCCTAGTTTGAGTAAGTGTTGTCATCATTGTTGTATAATCAATTGTAGTAGAGTTTAATTTAGCCAGTTCATTCATTTTATCACTCAATATATTATTTTCTTTATTTATAAGATTTTCAATAGTAATGGATACTATATTAAGTAAGTCTTCTTTAATAGATGAACGTGTCAATATATTCATAGATTTAATAGTATTATTTAAAAAATTAATAATTTTATCAACACCGTTTGATATAATAATATTAAATTGTCTTTCGGCATTTAAAAATTGATTTGTATTTAAACGCCCATTTAATTTTCTTAATTCAATTATATAATCAATAATAACTTTACTATAAAAATCTTTACATTGTTTTATTTGTGTTTGTGATAATTTTAAATTATCAAATAATGTTGTATTTATAAATTCAAATACTCCAAATAAATCTGTATCAGTATTATTATTTTTAAGTGAATTTAACTTAAGTGTTGTATTTTCATTAGAATTATTATTAATTTCAAAACCTTCAATTTTATCTTTTTTAGTAATATTTTTTTTATTTTTCTTTAGTTTTATTTTATTATCTTTATTATTATTATTATTATTATCATTATTATTATTATCATTATTATTATTATTATTATCATTATTAATCATATCTTCATTATTAAATGGTTCTCTATTTAAATAATATTTTCTTAATGCCGCAAAATAAATTACAATTATAATAACTAAAATTATAGTCCATCCAGTAAGATATTCACGTAATAAATAAGATGGTATATCAAGTATAGATGTTATCATTTTATAGTTTTTAGTTTTTATTTTAAAATTAATTTATATGTTTTAACTATAGTTTATATATATTTTATATATTTAATATATATTTATTTTATATATTTATATATAATACCAAATATTAATATTATAAAAAATAGAATATAATAAATATTAATATATATTAATAAATATTAGTATATATTAATATATAATAGATTAACTATAATAGATTAACTATAATAAATTATAAATTTTTTGTAAATGTCTAAATACGCTAATTTTGATACATTTCAACCAGTTGAAACAATGAATAAAACTGTAAGAGAACAACAATATGCTTATAATGGTCGTATGTTTATACCTCCTGAAACACAAAAGTTTAGTTTTGATACAAATGTTCAAGGCTTAATACAACCTTTAACAAATAATGAAAGTGTTAATCCATATGAACTTTTTAAATCATCAAACCAAAAACAAGATACTAATGTAGATATTATTAGTAATATAGTAGTTCCAAATACTCTTTCAAGACATTTTTTTAGTAATGATAATGTAGAATGTATTCAAAGACAAATTATTAATGAAGTCTATAGACAAAGTCAAAAACAAATTAGTAAACAATCATATCAAGAATTACAAATTATTATGAAAAGTATTTATTTACAATACAGTCGTAATTTATCAGATAATATAAGAGAACAAATTTCTACATTAAATAAATATGTTGTTGAAGAATGTGTTAGTATTATTATACCTAATGTATTACAATATAATAAATATATAACTGAAATTACTGGTCCATTACCTGTTCCACCACGTAGTATTAATGTTTCTAATAAAGGTGAAAAATCACTTGCTGGAACTGCTACATTAATTTAGATTACTTATTTAATTAGTAAAATAACTATAGAATATACCACCTACAGATTATAAAACACAAATTTTATTATGCGTTTTCTTTTTTTATGTAAAATATTATTTTAATATAGTAATAATTAATAGATTATGCCTAGAAAAAAAGCACAAAATAAAATAGAAATAACCAAATCTTTAGAAAAGTATAATACTACTTTAAATAATAATAATATAGATAGTTTAAATACAAATACTAATCTACATAATGATGATAATATAAATACTATTATAAATAATAATATAGATACTATAATAGATGAAAATAAAATTAATAGTAAAAGTAAATCATTAGATACTTATTTTTGTAATAATAATACAACACAATTATCACCTTTATCAACATCTCCCATTTTAACTTCATCAATATCAAATAAAATACATAATAATAATATTATAAGTAGTAGTGAAAGTGACGATGATGAAAATGAATTAGTAAGTATAGATACAATACTATCATTAATAGAAATAAAAAATAGAATTGATAATCTTCATGAAAATGAATTTATAGAAATTTTTAAAATTATTAAATCTAATAATGAAAAATTTACTACTAACAGTAATGGTATTTTTATAAATATATGTAATTTAAAAACAGTATCAATTAATGAAATTACAAAATTTTTAATTTTTTCTGAAAATAATAACAAATTAATTAAAAAAGAAGAAAAAGAAAGAAAAATATATAGAGAATGTGTATCTTAAAAAATTGAAAAAATTATTTATTATCTCTATAATTAAATTACCTTTTTATAATTTTTACAATTTAAAACTATATACATATAAAGATATATAAGTTAATACAAATAATTCATTTTTAATAACTTATTTTAAATAATAAAAATGATTTCATTAGAAAAAATAACACAACAATTACAACAAACTAAAGATGCTAATATTGTTTTACCTAAAATAAGCAGTAAATATACTCAAGCAACAGCAATAGAAATACGTAAGAATGAATTAGAACTTTTAAATACAAATTTTAATTTACTAAATGAAGCAAATTATACTATGGATAGTGAATTTGAAAAAATAAATAAAGAAAATGAAAGTATTAAAACAACATTAGACGATTTATCTAAATCTAGTAAAATGAAAGAATCAACTATTTCTAATAAAGCACTTATTGTTTATACAGAAAATGAAGCAATTTCACAATTACCAGAAATTATTTTATCTTTAATTAATGATTATAATAAATCTCAATCAAAAATGAATAATACTAATAGCACTAATAATATAAATAATATAAATAAAAATATTGATAAAGATTTATTATATATTTATGGTATTAAAAATCCAGACTCATTTTATAAAAGTTTTCTATTATTGTCAAAGTTAGACTTTATTATTAAAAATAAAAGCGAACAAAAGAATGATATTTCAACATTTAAAAGAGAAATGGCTATTGAATATGAAACATTTTATAAAAATTTAAATTATAGAAAACTTAGATTTATAAAAGCAACTATGATACATAATTTAACAGAAGTAGATAATTATACTGATTATGATTTATTTCAATATATTTGTGATTATACAAAAAATAATTTAATTATTTTAGATATTATTAATGAAAAATATTGCGATATTAACTATAATAAAAAAATAGAAGATGATAAAAAAATAGATGACAGTCAACATAATCAAAATACTAATAAATATTTAATTATTATTAAATATAGTGCAAATACATTTTTACCATTAATGTATAGTTCTGGAAATCATTATTTTGATTCAACTATCTTAAATACTATATATAAATCCTATGAAAGAATTGTATTTAATAAATTTAAAGAATTAAGTGTGTATATGAAAGAACAACTTAATAATGAAACTAAAGATAATGACTATAATAGTGATAATGAAGATGAAATTGAACCTAATACTAATACTAATACTCAAATTTTTAATATAGATGATATTGAAGATGTTGATAATATTTTAGAACAAAATTCATTATTCAATATTGAGGAGGAATTTAATAATAGTATTAAATTACAATGCGAAACACTTGAAAATAATGAAAATAATTTAGCAAATTTAATTAATATTGAAACAATGATAGAAGTTGTTGAGGAAGATACGATAGATAATTCTAATAAAACTAATTCTAGCAACGATAGTTTTGATTTATTAATGAATACTATTCCAACAACACAAAATAATAAATTAGTTAAGACAAAAGTAAAAACTAGTAAAACTGAAAAACCGAAGAAAACTAATACATTGGATTCTAAAAAGAAAACCGAAGAAAAAGAAGACAAAAAAGAAGATAAAAAAGAAGATAAAAAAGAAGAATTATTACCTATTAGTAAATATACTTTAACTGATTTACAAAGATTTGCTTTATTTTATAAAATTGATAAACAAAAAATGGGCAATGCTGGTAAAAAAATTAATAAACTAAAAGCCGAATTATATGAAGAAATTGAGACTGCTAAAAATAAGAGTTCTAATGCGATGTCATTTTAAATGATTTGTATTTTAAATGATTTGTATTTTTAATTATTGTAGTTTTAATTATTGTAGTTTTTAATTACTTTTTATTATTTTTTATTATTTTTTTATTTTGAAGAAGAACTTATATGTAAACTAACATTAACATTTGATAGAGGATCAACATCTTCTAATATTTCATCTTTAACATCAATAATACTTTCTTTACAATCTGTTATAATAGATTTAAATTGTGATAATGTAGATTCTTTATTGGAAACATCTTCATTATCATCTTTTTTAAACATAGACATATCAAATGGTAATTGAAATGGTAATTGTGGAGGTTGAGGTGGAGGTGGAGGTGGTGGTTGTGTATGTGATTGTTGTCCTGCTGTGGTTTTACCTTGAGGAACTGCGCTTCTTTCTAATACAGGTATAGTTTCCAAACCTAATTTTTTTAATAAAATATTTAATTCTTCGCTTTGTTTTTTATTTTCCTTATAACTAAATGATGAAAATTGAAGGAATGCTAAACTTAAACAAGATATACTTCCAGAAACAAAACTTAAGGTTTGGTCTTCATAAACACCTGCTGAAAAACTAATTATACTTCCAAATGCGACCATAATTTTAGATATTGTTTCAAACGCAATTCCTGTTTTTCTCCAACATTGTCTAGCATTTAAAGTATTTTTAACAACATTTTTATAATAAGGTTCTATTAATTCATCGATTATATAAACGCGAGTATCGTCACTAATCTTTAAATTGTCTGGTGATGTAGCCATTTTTAAAAGTAATTAATACTATAATAAATAGTGTAATAAATAGTGTAATAATATATAAAATTTACTATATAATAAAATAATATATAAAAATTATAATTATTATTATTATACAAATATATTTATAATAAAAAAAATACAAAATAAAATAATTTTAAATAATTTTAAATAATTTTAAATAATTTTAAATAATTTTAAATAATTTTAAATAATTTTAAATAATTTTAAATAATTTTAAATAATTCATTTTTTATTATTTTTTTATTATAGGTGTTGGTTCATCAGGAATACAATTAACGTCTGGGAAAGTAGAAGGAGTGGCTTTAGAAAGAGAATGTAATAAATAACCAGAACCACTAATACTCATTAATACATTATAATTTACCGCATAAATAAATAATGTACTAGAAGCAATACCACTATTAAACGATAAATGTAATTGAGGTTCTTGAAGTTCTGAAAAATTACACACTCCATTAGGTTGTTCTATTTTTTCAGGTTCTAAAGCAAATGAATAAACGTGAATATATTTATTTACAGGTGTATTAGTATGAACTTTAGTAGGTTCTAATTGAGTAAAAACAGTAGCAGGAGTTGTTTTAATACGGTCTTTACCATCAAACATCAATCTAACATTTTTAATTGGATTACTTTTATTTACTATATCCGTTTTATTAGTTTTACTATAGTTAAAATAATCATTGTATGTTGTTGATGAATCATTACGTCTTAATATAAATAAGAGTTCAGTAATAGGATATTTCATACTTTTTAAACTAAATGTTTGTTCGGTAATACTTTCTCCAACAGAATATTCATATGTTTGAACTTGATTAATAATATTTAATTGTTTAGGAATATTCATATAACGAGACCTTTCTTCTTCTTCTAGAATAATATAATCAACTAATAATTGAGAATCTTGAATGTTTAATGTGGGAGCACCCGTTAATACATTATCTTCGGTGGACAATATATTACTTAAAGATTTAAAATCTACAGTTAATTCTATTACTGAATTATATAATGATGCTAATGGAAAAACAAGCGATGAATTACGGGATGTTATATTACGACAAAACCAAAATTGTAAAGGTATATATACTCTACCACCAGTAAAATTAGTAGGACTATAGTCATTATCATTATATTTTTGTATCATACTATAATAATTATCTTTACAACCAGGCTTAACAGTAAGGTCTCCATAAATATCAAGCCATTCTCCAGTATGCGAATCTATTAAAGTATTACCTATTTTTAATTCAATAGTTTTTATTAAAGCATTACCAACACCATTACAATAACCAAATTTTTTTCCATTTATATTTGTATAAGATGATAATTCAGGTAAATCTATAGCAATAACTATATTTGTAATTAAATCACCAAATTTACCATCTTCATCAATACGAAAAGACGACTTTTGACCAAAATTAACATTATTTTTAAAATTTACTTCACGTGTATCTTTAGCATAATTAGAATAATTTTTATAAGAATTACGAAAAAAAGAAACAGAATTACCTTCTTTATTTATTAAATAGTTATTTAATCCAAGTTGTGTAATAGAACCATCCATTTTATAATTTTATAATTATATAATTATTATTTTCTTAATGTAATATATTTATAATTATTTTTTCTTAATATAATATTATATTTTATATATTTTTAATATACTTATTTTTAAATATTAATTATAAGTTTATTAATATATTATAAAAATAAAAAAATCAAAATTTAAAAAATCAAAATTTTAATAATGAACTTATAAAAGCAAAGAATGTATCTATATAATAAGTTTTTGTGTCTTGTTTTTTATTATATGATGTAAAATTTATTACAAAATCACAAGATATATTTTTATTTTCTTCTTCTTTTTTAACATTTTCAACAGCACTTTCTATTGGACCATCACCTAATATAAAGGATAGTCCTTTTGATGAAGTATGATGAGAAGGTGATGATTCTTCTTCTAAATCAAAATACATTTTTTATAAATACCTAATAACAAACTAAGGTAATAGATTAAATAATAAAAAAGAGTATCTAGAAAAATCAAATTCAATTTTGTTCTATTTTTAGTTACAAATACCATTTTTACTTATTCCTATAACAGAACAAGCAATACGTTTTCCACTATGACCTGTTGTTTTAGAATCTTCAAAATGTCCTAAACCTAAATCATCTTCATCTTCGTGTATAATAATTGAACGTCCTAATATTTCATCAACTATAAATTTATTTGTTTTTAACGAAATATTACAATTACCATTTTTATCTGTTTTTATATTTCCAAGGTCTCCAGCATGACCAACGTATAAATCTCCGTGCTGATTATTATTAGGATTATAATGCGAACAACAAGAAGCACACCCTTCTCTTAAATCACCAGATTCATGAATATGAAATCCATGTAAGTGATTTTTATCTAATCCTTTTATATCTATTCTAATATGAACGAAATCATCTTTTTGTGTAAAAATAACAATACCTGTTAAATTTTTATTTTTATAAGTTGTATCTATTACACACACTGCTTCTTTAATTAATGATTTAGATGACATAATACCCATTTTTAAAACTATTATTTATTTTAAACTAGTATTTATATTATTAAATAAATAATTTTATTTTAAATTATAATTTTTATTTAATTATTAATAATTATATATAATTTATATTTAAAGATATTTTTAATTTAAAATATAATTCATATTTAAAATCTATATTATTAATAATTAATTAACTAAAATACTTATTTAAAAATGTCTGAAACTAATTCTAATGTAAGCGTAAGTTTTAATACTACGGAAGAAATTATTAAAGTTGATAAATTGGAAGCAATTGTTGAAGTTAAAGAAACTATTACTGAAGTTAAAGAAACTACTAATGAAGTTAAAGAAACTACTAATGAAGTTAAAGAAACTATTGTAGAAACCGTTAGTGAAATAAAAAAACCTAGTTTAGAAATCCCCCTTCCACCTCTTATGAATGGTGCTGATGAAGTGTCTCTTCCTAAACATTTTGAAAATGAAATTAATAAATTAGAGGTTAATGTTAAAACAGATTTAAAAGCAATTACGAAACTTGTAAATGCTAAACCAGAACCAAATTCATTTTTAATAAAACTTGAACAAATGGTAGAATATATTAAAAATACTCTTGGAGATGAAAAAATAACAGCAACAAATATTGTTATAATTTCAACAAATCTTATGCATATTGTAGAACAATATAAAGATTTAACAGGTTCTCAAAAGAAAATGTTAATTCTTGATACTATTAAGAAAGTAATTAATCAAAATGTAAATGATCCTCAAGAACGTATATCACTTATGTTAATTGTAGATATGACTTTACCACCAATGTTAGATACATTAGTTTCAGCAATTAATGGTGGTCTTAAATTTGAAAAAGATAAAGTTGTTTCTGGATTTACAAAACTATTTTGTTGCGGTGGGTCAAAAACCCAATAATTTAACTATAAAAATAACTAAAAATAGGCAATATATTTTGTAATTCAGTAGTATTTATTGCGTTATTACCAAAATATAATTCTATAAATTCATTTGTTTTTGTATTTCATTCATATAATTTATTTAATTTTATTATATTTTCATTTGTATTAAAGATATTATAATTATTTTATATTTAATTAATTATTTATTTTTATAATCAATTTTTTATAATTAATAAAATTTATATTTTAAAAATAAATAAAAAAATAAATTAATAAAATTTATATTTTAAAAATATAAAAAATATAATTAATAAATTATAAATAAATAATATTAAACTATATATATATTAAAATACAATTAATAAAATAATAATAAATTATAAGTATTCATAATGACAACAACTATAAAAAATTATAATTTATCAAAATTAACTGGATTAACTGATAGTAATAATACATTAAGTAATGTTTCTATTAATAATAGTATTATAATTCCTAAAAGTGCTGAAAATACAAATACTAATTCTGATAATGCTAACGCAGGTTTTTATATTAAAGATGTAAATAGCAATGGTTCAGGAGATTTTTACAATATTAAAGTAAATAGTGAGCCATCATCTATACCTGCTCTTTATTTTAATAATAATGAAGTATTAGATAGAACTAATGTTTTATCAACTTTAGAAAGTATTTTAGAAGATTATACTCTAGATACATCTAATTTAATGATAACTGATGGATATATAAATTTTGCTAATGGTAGCACACCTAATACAAATCAAGGTAATACTGGAGTTGGGTTAAGATATAGTTCTAATAATACCGTACAATTTAAAAATTATGATACAAATTGGATTGATTTAGTAGATATTATTAATCACGATGAATTTAAAGAATTAGTAGATGTAGATGTAACAACAAATCCTTTATTAGATAATCAATATATAACATATAACTCTGGAACAGCAAAATTTGTAAATTCAAATTTATCTATTTCACATGATGCTAATCCAACATTATCAGGTGATTTAACTATTGGTGATTATTTATTACAATTTGGTGATACTTATAATAGATTAGTTTATAATTCAGAAGGTATTATTGATAATAATTTAATTGTCTTAAAAAATAATTCAACACTTACTAATAATTATAGTTATTTAGAAATAAATAATGCTGATATTTCAGGTATTATTAATCCATCTATTATTGTAAAAAGCACCTATACAGATAGTAATGTTGGTATTGAAGTAACAACATTAAATGCTGGAGATATAAATTTAAATGCTACTACAGGTAATGTTAATGTTAATGCTACACATTTAGTTGTAAGTGGAGATTTAACAGTTCTAGGAACTACTACAAAAATAGAATCAATAATTACTGTTTATAAAGATCCAGTAATTCAATTAGGTGGCTCAAATGTCCTCGTTTCAAATGATGAAAAAGATAGAGGTGTAAGTTTTAAATATTATGATGGTGGAGATAAAACTGGATTTATGGGTTATGATAATGATACTGGTAATTTTATATTTAAAAAAAATGCTACCATTACAAATGATGTTGTTGTATCAGGAACGGACGCAGGTATTTCTTTTGGAGCACTTACTTCTTCAGGTAATTTAGCAGTTACAGGAACGATAACAGCAAATACTTCTCTAACTTTAGATACTACTACAATTACAACTGCCGAAATTGGTGTTTTAGATGGCGTAACTCCAGGAACAGCAACCGCAAGTAAAGCCCTTGTTTTAGATGCTAGTAAAGATATAGGTACAATTAGAAATTTAACTATTGATGGAACATTTTCAGATGGAAATTATACTTTTGATACCAGTGGTAATGTATCAGGACTAGGAACTGTTGGGTGTGGTGCTATTACTTCATCAGGTACTTTTTTAGTTTCCTCAGGTAATATAGATATGACCATTGGTGATATGACATTAGCCGATGGTTCAGTATCTATTACAGATGCTGATAATGCTACTTCTTTATCAATTATAAATAATACAATTACAACTGCTGATGCTTTAGTAGATATTAGTTCTACAAGTTTAACTACTGGTGCTATGATGAGAATAACTGCTAATACCGTAGATCATGATGGCGAAGTATTAGAATTAATAAATGCCGGAGATGCTACATCAACTGGAACTGGTTTAAGTATTACAATGCCTGATATTACTACAGGAGCAGCAACAGGTATTAATGTTACTATGGCTGGAGCAACTACTACCGCAAAAGGTATTTCAGTTACTATGGATTCTATAACAACTGGTGATATGCTTTATCTTGATAATGGTAGTGCTACAATGACTGGAGATGGTAAATTTATTAATTGTAATGATGATGATACATCACAATTTTCAGTAGGTGCTAAAGGTTTAACAACAATTACTGGAGACGCAAGTGGAACTGATGCTTTAGTAATTACAGCAGGTGATATCTTAGTAACAGCAGGACATATAGATATGACAGTAGGTGATATGACATTAGCCGATGGTTCGGTTAGTATTACAGATGCTGATAATGCTACTTCTTTATCAATTATTAATAATACAGTTACAACAGCAGATGCGTTAGTAGATATTAGTTCGACAAGTTTAACTACTGGTGCTATGATGAGAATATATGCTAATACTGCTACCCATGATGGTGAAATATTAGAATTAATCAATGCTGGAGATGCTACATCAACTGGTACTGGTTTAAGTGTTACAATGCCTAGTATTACCACAGGTACTGCTACAGGTATTAATGTAACTATGGTAGGAGCAACTACTACAGCAAAAGGTATTTCAGTTACTATGGATGCTATAACAACTGGTGATATGCTTTATCTTGATAATGGTGGTGCTACAATGACTGGAGATGGTAAGTTTATAAATTGTAATGATGATAATACATCACAATTTTCAGTAGGTGCTAAAGGTTTAACAACTATTACTGGTGACGCAAGTGGTACTGATGCTTTAGTAGTTACAGCAGGTGATATCTTAGTAACAGCAGGACATATAGATATGACTGTAGGTGATTTAACATTAGCCGATGGTTCGGTTAGTATTACAGATGCTGATGATGCTACTTCTTTATCAGTTACAAATAATACAATTACAACTGCTGATGCTTTAGTAGATATTAGTTCGACAAGTTTAACTACTGGTGCTATGATGAGAATATATGCAAATACAGCAGCACATGATGGTGAAATATTAG